TTTACTAAAGAAAGTTTAAACGGTATATTTGTTAATGTATCTGGAGATACAATGACTGGTACACTTTACGGTACTAGTATATCAGCAAACACCATATCAGCAACAACATTTTATGGTGATGGTAGTAATTTAACTGGTATATCTGGTAGTACTAGCGGTGGTACCACATACACATCTGGTAGTGGGATAACTATATCTAGTAATACAATATCAGTAAATATCGTTTCATTACCAGAAGATGTTACACCAGAAGCGTCTGATTATATAATGTATTCAACAAGTGGTGGTACATTAGAAAAAACACAAATAAGTGCTTTACCCATAACAAATATGCTAAGATATTCATTACCGGAAGGGATTAACAATACAGCAGTATATTTTTATAGTTGGAGCAAAACATCATCAGCTGCAAATGCTATTAGGTCTGGTAATAGTGCTGGTATACCATATGCTGATGCTTGTTCACCAATACAAATATCTAAAGATGGTTATATAGCTACAGCTAGTTTAACATTAGGTGGTGCTGGGGTACAAGCTGGTACACCAATATATCCAGTTGTATATAGTGCACAAGTTTGGTCAGTTAGTTTTGGTAGTGAAGGTATATTAAGAGGTATTTTAACTTGGGATATAACAAGTGGGTTCACTGTTGGTGGTTATTCTGTAACTACAACAAATTATTCAGGTACTACTGGTAATATAAATATACCATGTTATGGTGGTGATTTACTCGCATTGAAATTTTATAATGGTAATTCAGCAAGTAGCGTTGGACAAATGTTAAATGCTTTTGTTTCTGTAACATATAAACATTATTAATATTATGAAACATATTTTAAAAAATAAATCGACAACAATTACATTAACTTATGGGTTATTAAATATATTACCATTAAGTGAATATATTATGTATGATGATACATTAAATTTATACGGTAATTATTTCAAAAGTTTTAAGGATAATTTCACAACTGAATTACAAGAGTATTTCGAATATCGAATTGATGAAACTGCAAAAACATTAGACGATTTTTACCAATTTTTAGTTGTTGGGTTTAATGATACTAAGTTGAATGATTATGGTTATGGTCAGAATTTTATGATATATACTTTATTGAATAGTGATAAAAAAGAATTTAATAAAAACCCGACTTTATTACCATCAAGTATTAATTATAAAATAGATATTGAAAAACTTCATAGAAAACTAGAATTTAAGAAAGGTGTTTTAATTAAAGCGGAATATTTTAAAAATATTTCTATATCAACAAACCCTTATGGTATTGAAGTTTATACATATTCAACACCAGTACTTAAATGTGAATATGAATATCACGTTGATGAACAATCATATATACATCATAGATTTACAAGACGATATTGGGCCTATATTGATGGAGCTTATTCAACTGAATATAAAGAGGGTCCTAAATATTATACTAAATTAGATGCAAGAAATGAAGCAGTTAGACGTAGAACTAATATAGTTAATGATATTTTAATGAGTACAACAGGATTAATATATACTTGTCCAACTATAACAACATTACTAGATGCTGAAAATGCTAGTAGGTTATTGTTATTAGAAATTGATGGTGAAATAGATAAATTCACTAAAGGTATTTCAGAACCTATAATTACTAAAATAACAAATATTGATGAAACATTATACTTAAACGGTTACAATATAGGACATTGGTTATCTAATTTAGTACCAAATGGTGGTGGTTTAACTATTAGACAATTAATATTATCAAAATTATCAGAAGGTATGTTAGTACCAAATGAAATAATAACAATATAAGATATGAAAAAATTAATAAAATATTGGTTTAAAGATTTTTTTAAAAAACCAGTAAAAATTTTAATAACATTAGCTTTATTATTATTTATAACAGCTACGTTTAGTCAAGATAGTGATATAATATATGATATTGCAATTATTTTAGGTATAATAACCGGAGTATATACTTTTGGATTATTTATTTTAGGTATTATAAATTACATTAAACTTAATAAATTAATGAATAAAAAATAATGGAAATATATATAACACCAATAATTTTTTTAATATTAGCTAGTATAATGAAAGTTATTTCAGATACTATAAAATTTCATTGGTATTCATCTATTTTTGGTAAACTTAGTATTAATTCTAGGTTATATAAATGGTTAAACCCTGATATAGCTTGGATGAATATGTATAAAGAAGGTTATAAACCACTAGGTGAAAAATTTTGGGGGTCTTCTAGATGGTTTGCATTTATATCAGATGGTTGGCATTTATTTGATTTATTAAAAACAATATTTTCAATATCTATATTAACCTTTTTTATATATTATATACCATTTACAAGTATACTAATAGGAGTTAATATATTATCTAGATTAGTCGATACATTTATATTATTCACTATTTTTAGTTTAATATTCGAATATTTATTTGTATTCATGGAAAAAAAGGGTCCGAGAAAATAATAACAATAATTTTAAATATTATTTACATATTTATAATAAAATAAGCTTATAAAAAAAATCATAATAATGAAAGAAAATATAATTAATCCAAATGGCCTTAAAGGTAAAGACGTGTTATCTCGTGTTAGAGAATTAATGGGTGAAAGTATTCAAAAAGATACTAAAAACTACGTTATAGAATTAACAAAAAAAGGTCCAGATGGTAAAGTTTACGCTATTGTTAGAGAAAACCATAGTTATTTTATAAAAGTAACTGACAAAACTAAAAATATTGTTGGTGAAGATTTTAAATACCTTGGTGGGTTACAAAATATAACTGAAGGTGTGTACACATCATATGCGAAAGCAATTAAACATTTAAATCTTAAATTTATAAATTTAAGTGAAGCGTATGGTAAAAATAATACAATCGATACTTTTAGTAATGATAATTTAGTAGAAGAAAATAATGCTATTGGTGCTGCTGGATGGGGTTTTGCTGAGACAACTGTATTCGAAGATGAAGAATCTATGAAAGAAGAAGTTGAAGTAGAGGATGCCGCTGTTGAAGATGCTTTAGAAGAAGCTTTAGACATTTCTGATGAGGAAAATATAACACCTAAAAACAGTAGAATGTCAATAGCTAACGCTATCCAAGATTGTGAAGATAAAAGCCTTCCAGAATCGATAAAAAAAAAAGTCTAATAGAGACTAAATTTAAACTTAAATTACAAAACACTACACCTGAACCACCTGTGGAACAACCACAAGGTGGTTTAAGTGCGTCTAATAACCAAGAAGATTTATCTGGGTTAAATGAACCTACACAACCAACTGAACCAGAAAATAATGATAAACCTTTTAATGATGAACCATTCGATGCCGGGGTTGAAGCAACTGAACAGGATGAACCAAAAAAATTCATTCAACAATTATCAGGAAAGTTAGGGCAATCATTAAGAAAATATACTGATGAGTCTGGACAACCTGATTTTGATTTAGAAAAATTTGCTATTAATTCAGTTATTTCAGCTACACACACATCGGAAATGGATGAAGAAGATAAAAAAGATATTATTAGCAAAATAAATAATTCAGGTAAAAACGATGACGTTGACAACCAAGAAAATGGTACTGATAACAGTAATGACGATAGTACTGGTCTAGGTCAAAACGATAACTATAATTCTGGTGAATCTAATTTTAATAATAATCAAGAAAATAATTTAGGTGAATCGTTGAATATGTCAGAAAATAGTTGTAACTTTGTTGATAAAAATAAAGATATGATTACAGAAACTTATGATTGTGGTTGTGATATTGATGAAGTAATTGAAGAAATTATGTCAGAACCAACAGTAAAACCGATTGTTAAACCTGATGTTAAACCTGAAATAACACCAAGTAGAAGAAGTAGACCGTTTAAGGTACCTATTATTTTACCAGAACATTCACCTAAACCAAAAGCAAAATTAGTAACTGAAGGTCAAATAGAAATAAAACCACTAAAAATTTGGTGGGAAAATAATCCGGATGAATTATTAAAACTAGTTTATTGGACTAATAAACAAATACCACCAGTAGACATAGAAAAACGAAAAGAAGCTTTTATAAAAATAGCTAATCAACTTGATGCTGAGTTTCCGGCACCAACAAATAGAAAAGCTGAAATGATTAATTCAATTTCGTAATGAAAGATTTAAAATTAATATATGTTTTACCAGTTGGTAAAAATTGGAAAGAGGAATATATTTACGAATTCATTTTTTCAGATAATGTATCAAATGTTGATGGTGAAGATTGGGATGCTTACCCAGCATCTGGTAAACCATCATCGCCACATAAAACTTTAATTAAAGGTGTTGGTAGATTAACATCTGAAATTAGATTCGATGTAATACAAAATAGTGATACATTTTCAGTATACGATGCTGTTGATGGTGTAATAGCATTAGCTTGGGAAAATATTGAAGATTATGAACAATATCCTGATTTTAGACTTTGTTTTAGGTTCGGTGATGATGTTAATAAAGTTAAAGAAACTCTTTATAGTAAAGATATAACGTTAGAAATTAAAGAAATTAAAAATGAGCTTAAAAATTAAATTAAGACAATCTCTTATAGAAGGTGATTATGTTGTTAACGTTAAAGATTTGACAAAATTAAAACCACAAATAGAAAAGAATGACCCACAAGCAATCATTAAGGTTGTTGACCCATCAAGTGCACCATCTTATAGTGGTAATAAAAATGTAAGTGAAAGTGAAAATGAAGAAGAAACTGATGAATCATATAATATTTATGCTATTTGCACAAAATCAACCGGTGAGACTAAAGGTAATGAGAAATGGGAAAAATGTGTGAAAAGTCTTAAAAATAAAAAAGGTTATAAGTTAGGTGAATCAATAAACCCTAAAATGACTAAACAAGAATTAATTGAAACTATCCTTAATAGCGATAAAAAAGTAATTACAAGGATTAAGGTTAAAAATATATAATTATTATGGATAAAGATAATGATAAAGCAAAAAGAATAATTCTTAAAGCTCTAGAAAAAGCTAAAAATAAGAATATTACTGAGAATAGAATTAAATATTCTGATACTATTAAAGAGCGTATGCATCCTAAATTAGAAGAAGAATTAAGAGACCGTAAAACATCTCTAGGTAATCACCCAATTTTCCCCGAAAGTGACGAAAGTAATTTTGAAGAAAAAATAATGGGTAAACGATTCGAAGAGGTTGTTAATCGAGTTAAACGTAATTTTGATATGGATACTGTTGATAACAATTTCATTAGACAAAATATGCTTGGTTTAGTTGGTGAATGTATTAAATTAGAATCAACACATAAAAAAGAACTTGAAGATTTAGCTGAAAAAATGATTCGAGAAGAATATGATATGTCAAAAGATGATGTAGATATTATAGTAGAATTAACATCTAATATTAATATGGAAGGAACTCAAAAAAATTCTAAACCTATTGAAATTAATGAAATGAGTTTTGATAATCATAAAGGTATTGAAGATGCTAATGCTGAAGTTTATAAAAGACGATTTATTAACTCTATGATACAAGGTTCAGCTAAAAAAAGTTCTCATATGTTTCGCATGAAAGAAGATGAAATAATGGGTATGGACCCACGATTACCTAATAAATACGGTAAAATGATGTCTGCAGCCGATTATATGTATTATATAGAACCTAAAATGGCTGATGAAAGTGCTGGTAGTGTTAATGGTGGTGTTGTTAGGGTTACATTTCCAAAAAAAGAGGGTGATAAACCTCTAATTCATGCTCAAGCTATGGTATTCCCAGTGTTAATTCACGAATTAGTTAAAGGTGTTATGGAATTATTATCATCACATGGGTTACCAGAGGACAATAAAATGAAAGAGTATGTTATTGGTAAATCAGATTATTTAGCTGCAGAACCATGGGATATGAGAATAGGCCCAGCAGTATGGGAAAAATTTACTGAATCAATTGACTCAGAAGATTTCAATTTAAAACACCATGTATATAGTGATTTAGTTAAATTACCTGTTAAAGAATTTAATAAAACTATGAGAGAAATTATGGCTGGTACTAAGGCCGGTAAGGATGTTATAGGTAAAATAATAAAAGAAGTTAAAGCTGATTTAAAAACTGAAGAATTTAATGAAGCTATAAATATTAAAAGAACTTCGTATAATGATTTCATAGAAAATCCAGACGAATTAGATGATATAGATTTAAGTGATTTCGGAATATAAAAATAAAACCCACTTCGGTGGGTTTTTTTATTGACAAAACTGAAATATTCATTATATTATATCTATGAGTTGGAATAATGAATATTTTAATAGTGATTGGAACAAACCTAAGTTTAGTTTTATAAACATACCTAAACATTATGAGTTATATACTACAATGGCTAATCATACTATTCATAGATTTAGTAGATTTGAACCTAATCAATTACTTTTAGCTAAAACATATGATAAGAATAGATTTGTTATAGTTAAAAAAGCCAGACAATGTGGTGAATCCACTATAACCTCAATGTATTTAGCTATTCAAGCACTAGAACCAAATAAGAAAATATTAATTTTAACGAGGTCTAAGCCAAGCGGTGCCTGTTTAATTGATATGATTAAAAAATATTACTTAGCTATCGGAATTACACCATTAAATAATTCATATAACAACATAATATTATCAAATGGTTCAAATATTATGTTTAAAATATTAACACCTGACGCTATGCGTGGATATGCCTGTGATGTCATATATATTACCGATATTGAATTGTTAAGAAATTTAAATAACATAATAGATAGTGTTTTACCGTGTTTACATAATAGTAATTGTCAATTGATTATATCATCGACACCGGGTGGTAATGATTTTAAAATATTATATGATAAATCTAAAAAACCTGATTCAATATTTACATCATTTGATTTAGGGTTTTATGATAATCCAATGAATGATGAAAAAAAATATAATGCTATGGTTCACGCATTACATAATGAAGATAGTATAAGGCAAGAACTTGATGGTGAATTTATAGTACAAGTAGATGGTCATATATTTACTATTTAGCAATTATGTAGTTATCAGCATATTTATTAATAAAAATAGATATGTTAACAAGATTAGAGATATTACAAGAATATACCAAGTGTATAGCCGACCCAAAATACGCTATAGAAAATTTTCTACAAACATTTGATAAAACTCAAGAAGGGTTTGTTCCATTTTTATTGTTTCCTAGACAAAAACAAATTGTTGATGCTTATGAGCAACACCGATTTAATATAATTGCAAAACCAAGACAAGCTGGTGTATCAACAACTACTGCAGCTTATTTAGCTATTAAAACAGGTTTTGGTGACCCTAAAAACCCAGAAAAAATATTAATATTAGCCAATAAACAGGTAATGGCCCAAGAATTCTTAAGTAAAGTAAAAGATTTCTTAGAACAATTACCTCGTTGGGTTTGGGGTGATGAATATTATGGTACACCAGAGAAAGAAAAGAAAACTATATTTGATACTAACAGTAAAGGTCATTTAGTATTACCTAATAAATGCCAAATTAAAGCCGTTGCAACATCTAAAGATGCTTTACGTGGTTTTACACCAACTTATTTAATAATGGACGAGGCTGCGTTTATTGACAACGGAGAGGAAGTTTTCAATGCTGCACTTACAGCGTTAGGAACCGGTGGTCACGCAATGTTAATTTCAACACCAAATGGTATGGACAAGTTATACTATACAACCTATGAAGGTGCTAGAACTAAAGATAATGATTTTAATATCATTGAAATGAGATGGTATGAGGATTTAAGATACAATAAAGACCTTCGATGGTTTAAAGAAGATAAAGAAACTAAAGAAACAACTGTAATTGGTGAATTAGAATTTACATTTGAAAGTTATGATTCGAAAATAAAGGATGGTTTTAAACCAACATCTAGTTGGTATGAAGCTATGTGCAGAAACATGAACGGTAACGCTAGAATGATTGCACAGGAATTAGATGTATCATTTATTGGTTCTGGTGGTAACGTTATTAATGACGAATATATTATGTATCATGAAAAACATTATGTTAAAGACCCTGTATTTGTTGATGGATTTGAAAAAGAATTTTGGATTTGGGAACAACCTCAAGAAGGTCATCAATATATTATGGGTGTCGATGTTGCTAGAGGTGATGGTAATGATTCATCAACAATAGTTATAATTGATTTCACGACTATGGAACAAGTAATGGAATATAAAGGTAAGGTACAACCAGATTTATTAGGTGAAATAGCTTACCAATATGGTAATTTATATAAAGCATATACTGTAGTCGATATTACTGGTGGTATGGGTGTATCAACAGTACTTAAATTATTAGATATGGATTATAAGTATTTACATTATGATGACCCAAGAACTAAAATACTTCTTAATAAAGCACAATTAGTTAAATTCGCAAAAGATGGTGACAAAATTCCGGGCTTTAATGTTGGTTCAAGTCGTTTAACATTAGTTGCTCATCTAGAACGTTCAATTAGAGAAAATTTAATTAAGATTAGGTCACGTAGATTAACATCTGAAATGAAAACATTTGTATATAGAAATGGTAGACCAGACCATATGGATGGATTTCACGATGATTTACTTATGGCATTAGGTATGGCATTATGGGTATTAGAACATTCTTTTAAAAATTTAGAGAAATTAGAAAAACAAACTAAAGCTATTTTAGATAGTTGGGTTGTTGGTCTTCCATCAACAACAGATAATTCTGTTGGTGGTTTCGTGCCGAAGGGTAATAAAGGTGTTGGTGCATTACCAAAACCAAATTTTAATACATTAAACTCAAGGAATATTCAAGACCCAAAAGGTGAATATTTATGGTTGTTTAGTGGTATGAGATAATATTTATAAAAAAAGGATAAAATGAGTTTAGGAGGTAAAAAAATATTTATAAGAAAAACTGGTAATTCTAGTTTATATAAATGGTCACCACAAGGAGACATAACAGATAAAAAATCTAAAAACACTACTATTGTAGAAACGTGTACTGCACAGGCATACCAAATCAATGGTAATGACAGTGTAACAAAGTACGTTAGTAACCCAGAAAGAATAAACGATGTATTAATATATAATGCATATGTGGAATGTGACTATGTACAATAATCTTTATTTTCTAAAAATATATATTATAATATAAGAAAAAAACTATGGATAAAAGAGCAAATAAAACAGTATTTACCAGATTAAATAATATATTTGGTCCTGAAGGTGTTAATGTACCTAAAAGTGATACTAACAGATATAATATTAATAATAAAGAGTTATTAAGAACTACTGATAAAGGTGAATATGAGCAAGCTAAAAAATTAGCATTACAAAATGCCTATCTTAGTAATCAATGGCAAAAAGTTGATAATGAAATGTATCAACAATCAATACATTATGAAACAACTAGAATCGGTGCGTATTCAGATTTTGAGGCTATGGAGTTTTATCCTGAAATTGCAGCTGCATTAGATGTTATGATGGAAGAGGCTAGTACACCAAATGATAAAGGTAAATTAGTTAATGTTTATTCTGATAGTAAACGAGTTAAATCTGTTATCGAAGATTTATTATTTAATCGTTTAGATATTCACACCACATTACCTATGTGGACTAGAAACACATGTAAATATGGCGATAATTTTGTTTATTTAAATATTGATAGTAAAGCTGGTATTATAGGTGCTAGACAAATGCCTAACTTCGAAATGGAAAGACGAGAAGGTGATTTAATTGAAATGTTAAGACGAACAAATGATGATAAGAGCAGCGAATACGATAATAAAGTTAAATTTTATTGGAAAGGTAAAAATGTCGAGTTTAATTCTTGGCAAATAGCCCATTTTAGATTATTGGGTGATACTAGAAAACTACCTTATGGTACATCAGTACTTGAAAAAGCTAGAAGAATTTGGAAACAATTATTACTTTCTGAAGATGCTATGTTGGTTTATCGTGTAACTAGAGCACCTGAGAGAAGAGTATATAGAGTATTCGTTGGTAATATTGATGATGCTGATGTTCCAGCATATGTAAACCAAATCGCTAATAAATTTAAAAGGGCCCCTGTTATTGACCCACAAACTGGACAAATGGATTTAAGGTATAATCAATTAGCTTACGACCAAGATTTCTTTATACCAGTACGAAGTGAAGATTCGACAAACCCAATTGATACATTACCGGGTGCACAAAACTTAGACCAAATTGCTGATATTGAATATCTACAACGTAAATTATGTACAGCTTTAAGAGTACCTAAAACGTTCTTAGGTTTTGATGAACCAACCGGTGAAGGTAAAAACTTAGCATTACAAGATATTAGATTCTCTAGAACCGTTAATAGAATTCAACAAGCTATTATAATGGAGTTAAATAAAATTGCGATAATACATTTACATTTATTAGGTTTTGAAGATGAATTAGATAACTTTACTATTACATTAAATAATCCTTCAACTCAAGCTGAAATGCTTAAAATTGAACATTTACAAGCTAAAGTTAGTTTATACGCTGAAGCTGTTCGTGATGCTGGTAATGGTTTTGCTCCTATGTCAATGACTAGAGCTAAACGTGAAATTCTTGGAATGTCTAATGATGAAATAAAACAAGATTTATTAGAACAAAGAATTGAAAAAGCTGCAGCTGCAGAATTAGAAATGACCGCTAAAATTATTAAACACACCGGATTTTTTGACACTATTGATGATATATACGGTATACCAAAATCAGAACGTGAAAAAGCTATGGCTCAAGGCGGTGCTGAAGGTGGTGAGGCACCGGGTGGACCAGATGGTGGTGGAGGTGGCTTCGGTGGTGGAGGCGGCTTCGGTGGTGAAGAATTAGATTTAGGTATGGACGAAGAAGGTGGCGAAGAAGGTGCACCAGAAGATAATGAAACTGCACCAGAAGAATTTGGTGGTGAGGAACCAGAAGAATTTGGTGGTGAAACTAAAGCAGAGTCATTTAAATTAAAATCTAATAAAATTTTAACTGAACAAAAAGCATTATTACAAAAGAAACTTGAATCACGTTCTAAAAAATATAATGAAATGTATACCAATAGATTAATGAATTCAATTGGTGGTGATATTAAACCGGTATTACCTATTAAAATGCAAGACAAAACCATGAAAGTAAATGAAAGTATCAACGGAATGATAAGTGATATAGATAAAATGATTGGTGAATAACATTTTTTAATTAAAACCTAATATTTATAATTAAAGTAAAAGATATGCATAATTTCGGTAATATAAACAATGCGTTTAGTGAGGTTTTATTTGAATCATTCATTAAAAAAGATGCAGCTAAAAAAAAGTTATTTAACACTTATTTAGCAACAATAAAAGAAAGTAAAATATTAAAGACACAATATTTAATTTATAAGAATATTTCCGAGAAATATGACATAAATGATTTAAAGATTGGTGAGTATATTAAAGAATCGATTAGTTTAATGAATTCTTTTAAACTTAATGATATTGTTTCTGAAAATAAAAAATTAATTAAGTTAATTGGTGAAACATCTAAATTACTTGAATATGACTATGATGTAAAAGAACTACATGAAAATATTAATAATTTAATCATACTTGGTAGAACTAAAAATCATAAAAATATTAATAAGATTGTTGAATCATTAGATTACATTTTTAACTACATTAAAAATAATAAACCTGTTGACGAAGAACAATCAATTAATGAAGGTGTAGCTAATTTAGCTATTAGTAAATTTAATGAAAAATATGGTAATCTTGAATCAGATGATTTTAACACCTTAAAAAGTATTATTGATTCAAGTAATGACGGTAAAGAAACTACATTCAAAAACACATTAGGTGAGTGTGTTAATTTAATAGATAGTAAATTAACTGAAAGTGATGGGGAAACCAAAGATAAGTTATTAAAAGTAAAAGATAAAATATCGAAAATGTCTTATAATGAAGAAACCTTTATTAAAGATATATCAAAAATTATTGAATTAAAAAGAAATTTAAACTAGTATAAAGTTATGATGAGTGAAGCAAATTGGGAGTTAATAGTTCATAGACTTGATGCTATAGTTCTAGGTCAATCAGATTTAAAATTAGATATCAAAGAAATAAATAAGAAATTAGCTATACTAGATACAATTAAACAAGATGTTGACGAGTTTAAAAAATGGAAAGATTTAGTTGAGAATACAATGCCTGTTACAGATATGAAAAGTATTACTGAATGGAGGGATAAAATGGATGAGGTAATATCACCAACTCAATTAAAAGAAAAAATTGATGAGATTGACAAATTAAAAACATTTAAAACTAAAGCTACTACTATATGGGTAGTAGTTCAAGCAATTGTTTTTCTACTATTATTCGGTATTGAAATTTCAAAAGCATTTAAACCATAACATAAAGCCCTTACTAAAGGGCTTTATTGTTTATACCCATTGACTTTCTTATTTTTTTTAGTATATTAAGTATATATGAAAAGAGGAAAAGAAATTAAATTAACCGTTTTAGAAAATTATAATCTAACAACTGGTACCGTAGATAATAAAAATCCAAAATCAGTATTTATAACAATATCGGCATGGTGTAATCCTTTAATAGATACTGAAATTGATTATAATAAAATCATTAATAATTTAATGAGAACTATTAAAGGTACATTATATAATACACTAACTAATAAGTTTATTAAAGAACAAACTATCGTTGACTTAGATATGAGAGAATCTGGTATTAAGTTCGATAAACGTAGTTATATGTGCTGTGAAATAACACTCTTCCAACAAAATGAATTATTACCTATAACATCTGAGATATTATTAGAAAATATTAACAATATAACTAAACAAGTATTATTAGATGCCTTCGAATCCAATCAATATTTTACATTCCATAAAGTAAAAAAATAAATTTTTTTATAATATTAATTATAAAACCCTTATTGGATATCTAATAAGGGTTTTTTTATTTATCCGCATATATTTATTGTAAAACAATGATATGTCAGACGAAATTAAAATTATAAAACCGGGACAAACAGGATTTGGGTATCTTATAGAACAAGATGCTGGCTATATCGACCCAAAAGATAAAAGAAATAATAATTTTATAACTGAAATAGCTAAATTAGGTGAAGGACAAAGTATAATAGCCGAACCATTAGTATTATATGTTATATTACAAAAATATGGTATTGAAAATCGTAATGGTCGTATATACCCAGAAGCAATCTTAAAAAGAGAAGCTAATTTATATCAAAAACTTATAGATGAAAGACGTGCACTTGGTGAAAGTGACCATCCAGAATCATCTATTATCTCTGTTGATAGAGTTGCACATAATATTAATGAAATATGGTGGGAAGGTCATACTTTAATGGGTAAGATTGAAATCATCATGTCACCGGGATTTGTTAAATATGGTATTATATCATGTGAGGGTGATAAAGTAGCTAACCTTATTAGATTAGGTTATAGAATAGGTGTATCATCTAGAGGTGTTGGTTCATTAAAAGAAATTGGTGGTAAAAATATAGTACAAGATGATTTCGAAATTATATGTTGGGATATTGTAACTAGTCCTAGTACTCCGGGTTCTTGGATGTTCGCAAAACGTGAGCAAGCTAGACCTTTTACTGAGTCTGTAGAAAAAAAACCATTATTATTAACAAAATTAGATAAATTTTTGAATGATTAGTGTTTATATAAAAATAAGGTTTTTGGTATTAAAAACACAGATTTTATTATAAACCTATGATTTTAAGTGTAAAAACGAATTTATTTATTTTAAAATAAATAAATTTTTGATTTTCACTATATATTTATTATTAAAGAATAAAAATTCATTTTAAATAAAAAAGCAAATGGCTGAAAAAAACAAAACGATTATTGAAGAAGCGTTACTTGATATGAAAATTATTGAGAATGCTCTTAAAGCCAATTCAAAAGAAATACTTCGTTCAATTATGAAAGAAGAAATTGAAGGTTATGTGAAAGAATCGATGTCAGAAGATGACTCAGATTATGAAGAAGAAGAAATCGGTGTTGACAATGATGAAATTGCAACAGATGATGAATTACCAACTGATGAACTTCCTATGGATGTTGATGCTGGTGGTGAAGAAGAAGTTGCAGAACTACCTATTGGTGGTGAGGAAGAAGTTTCAGTTGACGATGAGTTACCTGTAGACTTAGATATGACAGGTGCATCTGATGATGACGTAATTGCAGTTTATAAAAAATTAAGCGGTGATGATGAAATCGAAGTAGTATCTGATAGAGAAGTTAGAATTACTGACCCTGTAAGCGGTAGCCAATACATTGTAAAACTTGGTGGCGAAGGTGAAAGTACAAGTGATTTACCTATTGAAGCGGAACCAGAAATGGGTCTTGAACCAGAAGTTGGTGAGGAACCAGAAATTGATATTGATTTAGATGCTGAAGAACCAGAAATTGGTGCTGAAGATGAAATCGGAGTTGATTCTGTTGAAACTGACGATGAAGATGAAGACAAAAATCCATTCGGTGAATCTGTAGTATATGAAATTGAACTTCAAGATGATGAAGAAAGTACTAATGAGGATATTGTAAGAGGTAAAGGTCATGACAAAGAAGTTATGTCTACTACTGCTCCTAATAAAGGTGATATCGAAGGACAAAAAGCTCCTAAAGATGCTGATTCTGGTGATAACCTAGATGGCGGTTTTGATGATGAACAATCATTCGCTGACGATGGTGGAACTGAAATTATGGCTGAAGAAGACGAAATTGAAGAATCGGAAGAACCAATTGAAGAAAAAATCCAAGTTGGAAAAGGTAGAAATGTTACTAACGGAAAAACAACAATTGTTGGTGCCGGTGGTAAAGCTAATAATGTTGGTGACGGTAAAGTTACTGCAGAAGCTATCACAAAAAAATATAACGCTCTTTTAAAAGAAGCTATACAACTTAAAAAAGAAAATGACGAATTCAAAACTTCTCTTACTAAATTTAGAGATATGTTATCTGAAACCGTAGTATTCAATTCTAATTTAGCACATGTGGTTAGATTGTTCACAGAACACTCAACTACTAAAGATGAGAAAAAACAAATTATCGCTAGATTTGACAGTGGTGTGGGTTCAATTAAAGAATCTCAGAAATTATACAAAACTATTGTTTCTGAATTAAACACAAAAAAACCAGTTAGCGAATCTATTGAAGCAAAAATTAATAGAGAAAGTGGTTCATCAAGCAAAACTCAAATCACTGAATCTACAGTTTATGTTGATAAATCTACTGCAAGAATTAAAGATTTAATTAATAGAGTCGAAAACAGATAAAAATAAAAAAAATAATAATAAAAAATAAAACATAAAAAATATGTCACATTTATTAACATCAGGTGAAGTTGGAAACATCGGACTTAACCACATGAAACAAATCCGTAAAATGACCCAAGAAAAATGGGATGGTTTAGGATTTCTTGAAGGCCTTAAAGGTCACGTAAAAGAAAATATTGCTCAGTTATATGAAAACCAAGCAAGTTCTTTATTAACAGAATCTACAACTGCAGCTGACTCTTCTGGGTCATTCGAAACTGTTGTATTCCCTATCGTAAGAAGAGTTTTCTCTAAACTTTTAGCTAACGATATTGTATCAGTACAAGCGTTGAATATGCCTATTGGTAAATTATTCTTCTTCGTACCTATCACATCAAGTAGAGTTGACGCTAACGGTAATGCTGGTGACGTTTATGCAAACGGTGCTCAATATTCAGCTCACACTACAATCGCAAGTGGTATCCCTACATGTGTTCAAGATGTTGCTGGTTGTGCTGTAACTTCTTTTAAAGCAAAAAATCTTTATGATATTTATTACAATGATGGATTATTTGATAATTCAAAAGGTACTATAACTATTGTAACTACTGACGCTAATGGTTGTACTCCGGGTCAATTAACAGCTGGTGGTGATTTCACTGCAACTACTGCTTTTGCAACTGCAACTGACGGTACTGTGAGAAATATTTTACTTCAAGTATCTGGTTTCTCTTCTTACAATAAAGGTAGATTAACTGGTCCAGACGGAAACGAAATGGATGACGAAGCTTTCTTAGCATCTTTCAAAGTAACAACTGCTGGTGCTATTGCTGACCCTAACGGTGCTACTATTATTGCTGCTGGTGCTGAAGTACCATTCAGATTAGTAACTCAAAAATATGGTAAAGGTATAGTAGACTATAGCGACATCTGTGATGCTGCTGGTGCAATCTATATTGAATTAGATTTAACACACCCAGTACCAGCAAATGGTACAAACACATATGATGGATATGTTGGTGCAACTGGTGCAACTGCAGCATTTACAGCTAACACAACTTCATTTGATGCTTCTTGGGCACGTTATGCAACATTAGAACTTGAAACTGAAATGGGTGAAGTATCATTCAAATTAGATGAAGTTGTTGTATCTGTTGAAGAAAGAAAATTAAGAGCAACTTGGTCACCTGAGTTAGCACAAGACGTTTCTGCATTCCATAACTTGGACGCTGAAGCTGAATTAACAGCAATGTTATCAGAACAAGTAGCAGCAGAAATTGACCGTGAAATCTTAAGAGACTTAAGAAAAGCAGCTGCATGGCAAAGGCGTTGGGATTACAATGGTTGGAGAAAAGCTTCTACATCAGCTAACCCATACACTCAAAAAGACTGGAACCAAACGTTAATTACAAAAATTAACCAAATTTCAGCTCAAATACATAAATCAACACTTCGTGGTGGTGCTAACTTTATCGTTGTATCATCTGAAATTTCTGCAATCTTCGATGATTTAGAATATTTCCACGTAAGTGATGCTTCTCCAGAGCAAGATTCTTATAACATGGGTATCGAAAAAATCGGTACATTAAGTGGACGTTACCAAGTGTACCGTGACCCTTATGCACCAGCGTTCTCTATGATTATAGGTCACAAAGGTAAATCATTATTGGATACTGGTTATATCTATGCACCATACGTGCCTCTACAATTAACACCAACAATGTATAACCCATTCAACTTTGCTCCGGTAAAAGGTATAATGACTCGTTACGCTAAAAAAGTTGTAAATAACCGCTTTTACGGGCATATTAAAACAGATGGTGTACCTACATTCAATATCGCTGAATTAAGATAATCTCTTATAAATCAATAAATTAAAAGCCTTAGATTTCTCTAAGGCTTTTTTTATGCCTAATAATTATTTATATTAATAATCGATTATATGGTCATGTGTTTGTTTTTATCGATATTTATTAGTATATTTGTATAAAATTATCTTATGAGTAAAAAAATTATCTTAACTGACGAACAAGTTAAAGAATGTTTAAGAATGTATAACGAAGAATTATTAGGTTCTTCAACTATTAGTGAATTTATGGGAATACATAAAACAATAATAATTAGAACACTAAAAGAAAATGGTGTTATATTTGGACCATCTGGTAGACGATTTATTGGTGGTAAGAAAGTAGCTGATAAAAAATGGGTTGATAAAAATAAAATCCACTTATCTGAATATTATAAGGGATGGTCTAAAAATAACCGTAAAGAATTAAAAAAATACCATACTGAATGGCGAGAAGAAAACCGTGAACAATTAAATGAATATTGTAGGAATTATGAACGTAATCGTAGACGAGAAGACCCAAAATATAGATTAGGTGCAAGAACACGTACAGCTCTTTGGACTTGTTTAAAGGAACGCAACGTATCTAAATATCGTTCTATATTTACTTTATTAGGTTATACATTAGAAGAATTAATGATTCATTTAGAATCACTATTTACTGAAGGTATGACTTGGGATAATTATGGGGAGTGGCATGTGGACCACAAGTTACCGATGGTTATATTTCAATTTGAATCAGTAGAAGATAGAGAGTTTAAGATATGTTGGTCATTAGATAATTTACAACCATTATGGGGTGAGGATAATTTAATTAAAGGTTCTAAACTTTTTCAATAGTACTTATCATACCTAATTCGTATGGTCTATAACATACTATAATATAATCTTTAAGTTGGCCTTTATTAAAAAATTTAGGTGTTACGGCAATATTATCCGGTGAATTAATATTTTTCTCACGTTTTACAACCTCAAGACCACAGTATAATCCATTTATAATAGGTAATCTAACAATATCATTAACAACTACATTTTTATTCCCTTGTAAAATAAAATTTATTCTACTTTGAATTAGTTCAGAATGTCTATAAGCTAATTCATCACTACTAAACATTTTTAATATGACTTAAATATAAATTACTCATTTTAATGCGTTTTAAGATACTTTCATCAGTATCATAGAAGATATCTCTAAGATTATAGTTAGATGCCTCTGGAGTATCTTTATTTGCGAATTCTTGAATCCTAAGACCAGTTAATAGTTGTCCATATCTTAAACATGGGTTTGCTTTCCAAACGTTTGATATTATATCAGCAATTTCTTGTTGTGTTTCACTCATATTAAATTATTTTTAAAACCATACTTCTTCTTCATGATAAACGGCTAAATTTAAAATTTCGTTATTATTTAGGATTTGTTTTGATTCTTTAACATCATCATAATTATTTGAGAAAAATTCCTGTGTGGACGGTAGTTTTAGCCACTCTAAAATAATATTTCTAGTTTCTTCAGTAACACTAGTATTAGAGTATTTATACATTTGACATAATATGAATTTAGCTGGTATAATCTCTTCAGTTTGATAATCTTTATATTCGGCTTGATATCTAATACCAATAGTACATCTCTCTGGTAGATGCATTCTAATAACAAAATATCTATTAATTTTAATTGATGACCAATAACTAGTATACACACAATGTTTTTGGATATAACCTTCCGTGAATACCTCTTTTTGAGTAGTTAATAATTCACAATCATTTGGTAGTACAATACTACCATTATAATTAATAATATAAT